CCGCAATGCTTGGCCTGATGTGTCTCGTTCATCTTCTGGCTAATGCTGAACTCCTCGGAACAAACCGTGCATTTGAAATCGTAGATCATGCTAATGCATCCGCCTAGCGCATCCGCCTAGCGCATCCGCCTAGCGCATCATCCCAGTTTCAGTTCCAGTACCGCCACGGATATTTGAAGCGGCCCCGCGCAAATCAGACATTCGTGTGGCGCCCGATCTTTCAATTTCAGGGCTGGCCCCACTTCGAGGAGTGGAAGTGTCCCCTTTTTGAGGGCCGATTTCCGCTTTGCCTTCAGGCAATCTGCCTGCATGTCCCTGGATATGAAGCATCATGGCATCGTTTTGGATTCCGCTTTGCATATGCACTTTCATATGGACCTGATCGTTTCCGGTCACGGCTTGAGGCAGATTCTGGGCTAAAAACTCGTTCTCAACCTGAGCGTCTTGCATCTCTTTGTTCTGGTCGCCGATTGCAAGCTCGACTTCCTTGAATCCGAGCTTATCGAGAAGCTGTTTGAGGATAATGCCCCAATCCTGAATCTGACCCATAAACTGAGGCGCACTAATGACTGAAACCGTCTTGAGATAATTGACAGCTTCGAGCGCTTCGTCGTCAGGCGGTTTAGCCGAGCCGGGTTCTATCTTGTAGACAAGTTCCTGCTGTACCCTACGCCTGGACGGTTCGGGCCAAACAAAATCAAGCGGACGGCCAAGAATTTCCTCGATTCGGGACGGATGATAGAACTGCCAGATAAGCTGTACTCTCTTTCTCGATATGCGTCGCATAAAATCTTCGGTCTTACTTTGCCTGTCTTGAACTCTGACCATCGGCCCTTGAGCTACAATCTTTGACTCGGTAGCCGTATCCACACCGGGTATACCGGAAAATCCGGTCTGAAGAATGCCTGAAGTCATTCTGAAATTCTCTAGCTCAAGTTGATATTGGCGGTAAACATCGGTCGGCAATGGAAGGTCTTTAAGCTCTCTGACTTGGAGAGGATCGCCGCTTATCTCGACAATCCCGCCATCTTCCGGCTCGGCAAGAAGCTCTTTTTGGGTTTCAGTCAGGATGCCTGGAGGCACTAAGTATTTGCGGTTGAATCTCTTCCGATGATTCGCCATCTGAGAAATCATGTTTGAGATATTGACTAGCTGCGGTTCGAAAACGATTAAATCCGGGGTAGTGTAGAACATGGTGCATTCGGGATGAAACGCCTCGTCCCGATAGGTGAGGCATTCGTATGGAAAGCCGTCACACCAATAAGGCCACGGGTCGGGTTCTCTCAGATAGCCGTCAAGCCCATCGGCCAAATAGAACCGGCTTTGGCCTCTTTTGTCCCAAACTTCGAAATATTCACCGACATCTTGATCGAAATCTGCGACAACCGATCTGGAATCCTGTTGTGGTCTCTGGAACAAAACGCCCTTAGAAGAGGTAAACGATCTCTTTTTAGACTGGACAAATTCACGGTTCTCGTTGAAAAGAGTATTGTTACGAATATCTTCAATGGGCTGGACATATCTTTGAATAAGATATGGCATGTCCTCAATGTAATGATACCCTTCCGGCACAAACATATCGAAAGCAGACACCCAACAGGAATAAACGCTTTCCGACTGGACTTTCTCAGACATTTCGATCACTTTGCCCTGTTTTGTCTGCCTAGAAAGGTCTTTTTCCTGTTCCAGAAGGGCGGTATTGAGGTTTTCAAAGCTCATTTCCTGATTTTGTTCCGTTTCCACTGTTCCGAATTGAGCTTGAAATCCAATTTTCATCCAGCCGATGGAGTAGCAGATGGCATCCAAAACTGATTTTCGGTCTTCAGCTTTTTGATCCTGATCTTCCCAAAGATGATTTTCCGTATCGGACATGGCCTGAGCGAATCGGATCATGTCAAGAGAAGCATGTCGTTGTTTCGCTTTGATATTGATTTTAGGGTATCTAAACACAACAGCCGGAAGGTGGGTGTCAATATAGGCGGTCGCAAGATTCGTGAAATGCCCGCCACGCGCCATGTAAAAAGGGTCATTGGCAAACCTGGCCCCGGTAGCAAGGTCGCGACTTCGATTCCAGAAATCATGCTGCTTTTTCTGGTATTCCTCGGCGCGACGGATACGCGCCATCCAGACTCTTACGTCTGATTCAATGGTTTGATCTGTGATTGATTTCGCGCCCCCAATATACCCGTATATATCCCAATACACTTAAAAAGTCAAGGGCATGAAGATGTGAATTGGTGTCCGGCTACAATTCAATGCCCATTTTAGCTTGCCAGAAGCGAGTCCTGGCCTCTTTAGACTGGAACGAAACTTTCTTCTCTCGTCTGAGCATATTATGGATATCTCGGTAGGTGGTTTTGTCCGACTTAGTTTCTTTCTTCACAGAATAGCCCATAGCCAGCATGATGTCCGGGTCAAGAAGCTGGCTTTGGCAGTCGAGGATATCGTCATGTTCCGAAAATGGAAAAGTATAAGCCTCATACCGTGCTTCCTCGGTCAGATTATGGACCTTGCCGTCATGGAGGGCGGTATAGAAAATCTGGTTTTTCCAGTACCAGGAGGAATTCGAATATGGGGCAATCAGCCTTCGGATTCGGTCAGCCTTTGAATGTTTCGGACTTTTTATCTCATAGATGATTCTTTCGCATTTGTTTTCTCTCATTGCTTCTCTGAGATAAACAGCGTCCGTTTCTTGGAACCCGACCGTCTCGTACAGGATGCCGATGATATTGGGATACGCCTTAAGGAACCTAATAACCGCATGAATCCTTTCCGTGACGTTGAGTTTGTCCCTGATTCCGTCTGTGGTGTATTTAATTTTCTTGCCGTCTATCTGAGTATAAAGAATGACCGTGTAATCCGATTTCTTTCTTTTGGAGGTGGCCGGGTCGATTTTGAGATAAGCGACAGTTCCTTCTAACGCAACAGGTTCATGCCAAACTCTGAACCAATCCGGTTTAAATTCCTGGTTGGATGGGTTAACTGGCTTCAAAAGATATTGTGTATTGACTGTATAAGGGTCCATTGTGGGAGAACTTTTGATTCTCTCAAACCCTTCTTCATTCAGGATTTCAGGTATTTGGTAAATGCCGGCCTCGTCATGAACAGGCAATTTGAAAACGCTTTGCGCTCCTTCCCTCCAATAGCCGTGATCCATTTTCTTTACTTCATCCGTCTGCAATTTCTGGTACAAATCCGCGTAGTGATACGGAGTCCCGATTCTATCCACAAACCCGACGGCAGGCCGGTTAAAAAGCTGCTGCATGGAAGCATCCCCAAGAATGGACGAATTGATCTGTTCTTCATTGGTAACGCTCAGTTCGGTTACAAGGTCGTCTCTTTTATGCAAGTCGTAGTGCATGCCCGTTTTCATGGTATCTACGCCCATCGTATCAATGGTCGGCTCCTGCACCTGCAAAGTCTGACTGCGATTAGGGAGAGTGACTTGTTCGGTAGTGCCCCACTCCACTTTCCCGCCAGGCCCTTTTTTCGGGCAATATTCGGGATATAGCTGTCTAAAAAGGGCGTTGAAGATGAACTGGTTCTTAATTTCTCTCAGGATCGCTTCCGCGTTCCCAAGTTTGTTATGGGCGATCAGGATTCGGATATCAGGATAGATGAGCATGGCCTGGATAGTATGCGCTTTCGAGATGATGGTCGTTTTGAACGCGCCTCGGAACATGAGCCACAATCTTTGATAGATTGGATTCTCTTCGAAGGCTTGCATATCGGCCCTCAATTTCGTGATTCTCGGCGTTTTAAAAACGGATTCCGAGCATGGGTGAACCATTACTCTTTTCTGAGAGGATTGGGAAGAGGCTTTCTTCCACCAGATGATATTTTGGGCCGCGACAAGATCGCAGATGAGTCTGTGTTTTTCGTTTAGGTCTTTATATCCAAGAACATATTTCGTCAGATAGAAAAGGTCCAATGCGGCGGTCAGTCTCAGAATCTGGAATTTCTGTTTGATGTCGCCGCAACCGCAAGCATACAGACTCTTTTTGGTACTAATCTGTTCAAAATGAACCTCTGCGGGAAATGGATGGGACTCTAGCGGCGTTTCTTCGGATTTCGGCTGAGGGACTTCTGCTTGGAAGGCGTATTCCGTCATTTCTTATGGCGCAGGAAATTCATCAGGTTGCCCGGTTTAACTATATCAATCCGCTTTTGAGATTTGAAGGTAATGTCTTTTGAGTGAAGCTCATTGACAAGCATCTCGATCAGAGTCGAAATCAAAGACAAGATAGCCAGCGGAGGAAGAGGGCTATTGAGGGAAATCTTTCCGGTCCCGTTCGAGTCCAACGCCGAGCGGGAAACGACAAGAAGAACTTCGGGTGGCGGAGCAGGTGGGGGGGGCTGGCAAGGGCTAGGCCCTTTAGGAGAAGATTGGGGGGTCGGGTCTGTTTGTGTCATGGATGCTCAGGGGGGCGCGGCGGCTTTGGTTTCATCTACTTTCCTCTGGAACCCGCATATCTGGCTCTCACGGAAGCCATTGCTTTCGCTCTCGACTTGCTAGTACCAACCACCTTTCCGGCTTTGGTAATCTTGTAGGGTCTCTTTCCCTTTGCCTTCTTTACTTTCCAAGGCATAGTACTCCTCCTTAACCCTCTTTGTGATCGGAATCCCGCCTCTGGTCAAAGCGTAGAAGTTTCCATACGCCACGATATTACCCTCTTCATCCTTCCTACATCCCTGAAAATATCTCACAAAGGCGATCCCAAGCACATGACCAGGATATTTGCCGCACGCCCACACCCTCCCTTGATATTTAGGCATCAGTATCCAGATATACCCGGAACCGCATTTGGGGCATTCATTTGTCAATTCCATTTCTTGAGAAGTATCTTTTGTCAACACTATGTTTGTCAACACTTAATCCCATCTCTTAATTCCATTGATGATCTTTGACAAATGCAATCAAAAAGTCAAGTTCCGTGACACAGCCTTCAAGGTCTTCAAGAGAGAGGCAGAGGATGGATTTTGGGAGGCCGCCGCTATAAGAAAGGGACTCTATAAAAGAAAATCCGCCGCTAGAGAAAGAACAAGACCCTACCTCCCTCTTACCTATGTGCTTACCCCTCTCCTTCATCCCTTCCCTCCGCTAACCGCCCTACAAGCCTCTTCCTGCCTGTTCTGTATTACATCCCATTCTATCTGAATTTCTACAAACCTTCATAGAATTTCTACAAAATTGGAGGGATGGGAGGGACTCTAATAATAATAGTACCCCTCCCCCCTCCGGTTCCCTTACCCTTTACTAATGATTAACTTACAGCTCGAAAGGCCTTGTATTCCATGAGGCTATTGATAGGCTTCAGATAGGCTTCAGTAGGCTTCTAGTTAACATAACACATCTTATAGAACAGAATCAGGAGGGCTATTGAGATAGTTCAACGGGTCCTGAGCATGAATGTCCTCTATTACAGGCTCAGGAGAGTCGCTCAAATGCTTCAAGGATAGCTCCGCCGCCTTCAGACTAGGGGCTGGATCGTGAGAATTTAACCAGTGTTTTATCCTGGGAGCAATGTCATAAAGTGTTGGCATTAAAGCTTTGGCCTGTCTTATGGCTATACCTAATCCAGCAGAGGCCAAAATGCCTTTAGTTTGGGCTTCTGCTGTAGACTGCGCATATCCTGCATTTAGGAGAGCTTTTTTAGTTGTCATAGTATTCGGGTTTAGCAAATTTTCAGCTAATTTTACTTGTCTCTTAGTCGGTTGGGTCTTAACTTGTTTTCTCAAAGAAACCTGTCGGCTCGCAACATCTGTGCCTGTTAGCGTTTCCGCGATAGAGGCGGG